GAATAAACGGAGTAAATCCATTGCTAATGGATTCTACCAAGCATCCATAAAAATTAAGAACAGGCCCGTTTGAATTTGCAGAACCTTGGGTTGTAAACATTAAAGTGTTGTTTGAAACTTCAAAAAGAATCTGACAACCGCCAATCGTTTCTACACTGTTATTAGCCTCTCCACCTATTAACCGCCCAAACTGCAACACACAGCCGTTGGCTACTGGATAAGTGCTAATAAACCCACCACCTGTTTGAGTAGATTTACTGCTAAGAGAGGCGTTTACATCAGCAACAAACGCGCCGTTAGACAATTCAAAGTCACGATCTCTAATCTGGAAACTACGCCCTTCCTTGCGAACTATTGAATTTGCAAAAGCCGTGTTAATGTCATCTAAGTTCGTGCTTATAACAAACGTAGCGCCACTAGATGGTGCAGAACTAAATCCACCATCAGTGACAGTTACAGTAGTTGCAGTTGAAGATGCTATAAATCGCGCTTCCCAAAAACCCGTATTTGTGCCATTTCTCCAAAGCAAGAAACGTCCTGCATCACCACTTGCGGGAGCATTACCGGACGCATACTGGATGACAGTAGTTGTATTACCTGAGCCGCCTACAAATTCTTTGTATTCTCCGTCAATGGTTATTCTTTGAGACGTTGATGAAAACGTAGCCATTTAACTCTCCGTAATACTGGTTAATACACCATCGGTGTAGTTGAGAGTTTTTGTGGTAACTACGCTGTCAGCAGTTAAAACAATGCTATTTAAAACGCCATCCGTATAAGACAAAACTTTAGTCTGACCGCCACCGTAAGTAATACCTGTTAGCAATCCGTCCGTATAAGTAAACGTGGGATTACTGAGAGGATTCTCGCCGCGCAAAAGCACAACTACCACGCCGCTAGTAACTGATTGAACATCTAAGGTTACGCTTGGCCCCTGCTGTGGAAGCAGTATAGTATCACCGGCAATAATAGCGTAGGCCGCATCGTTAAAATAACCTGCGGTTAGAATAGTAGAAACGGCATCCCCGTTATCGTAAGACCACAGAGAGCCTTCCCCTTGTTGGCCTACTTGCGTAAAGTCGTAAATATCAAAGGCCATTAATGCCTCACAGATATAAAGGGCTGGTCTCGTAAAGGGGTTGTAGGGTGTTGTTGAGAGTCAGTGTATCGCGCCATGCGAGAAGCGTTAAGATACTGGGATGCGTTCATATCGGCAGATGCCGCGCTATCCCGTATAGACGGAGCAAAATCCATAGCTAAAGCATACTCGACCATCTTAGCAAAGTATACAGGCCAATCGCCTTCTCTTACGTTTGCGGTGTACTCAGCATATAATGGGCCAGAAGAATTGGCGTGTATTTTGTCGCCGTAAATTTGATAGTTGACGTAGGGGTCAATCTTAATTAAAACAAGCAAATCAGTAGGCAGTTGATAAACGTGCTTAAACTGATTGCCTATCGGAGTTTCGGTAGTTAAGGCCAGATGCGCTCGACGCTTGGCAAAACCCCAACGATGTTTTGATAATTCGTTTTGTACAATGTTGTCATACAAGTTGTTTGCTACAGTCTGTGCGCGATCATTCCCGCTCAAAGACGTAATAGGCAGATCACCAATTAATATTAATGCGTTAGAAATTAGCTTAATTTTTTCTGCCATAAAAACCTCGGTAAGAAAGGGGGCCGTAGCCCCCATATACTTATGCTGTTATAGTAGTACCAGCCGCGGCAGTAATGCTTGTTGCAGTCCGCGTTTTAATATAAGTAAGAGTTACTACAGGTGCAGTAGGCGTAGTAGTATCTTTGCAAATAATCAAATCACCGATTGCCAACTCGCTAATAGCAGGCAAAAAGTAATCAGCATTATCTACAACAGTTTTCGCATCGGCAGAAGTATATTGCCAAGTAGAACCGCCGTTACCACTACCACCAATACGGCACAAACCATCTCTTGAAAAAGCCATAATATAATCTCCTTATGCAGTCTTAGTGTATTGAACTTTAACCAAACCGCCAGAGTCACGAACGACAGCACCAGCTTTCAGGTTGCCGTTAGTAAGCCATGAAGTACGCTCAGGTATCCAGTTAATTTCAGTTTTTGGAGCAATACCAGTAGCAAGGCCAACCGCTTGCGTGTGGTAGAAGTACGAATCTACTACGCTTGCGGCCTCTGTTAAGCCACCTTCTGCGCGATCTTCAAGAATGCAGAAGTTAAAGCCAGCTAGAGTATTGATCTCACCGTTCACCAAAGCCTTAATGTTTTGATAGTCTGCGTTTGATACTTTTTCATCATTTAACAAACCGCCAAGACCGTCAGCCTCAATCACCGCATAAAAATTGCCGCTTCGAGTATTAACGCCCTGCTTCTTTAGCTCAACTTTAGCCTTAATAATCTTAGCCATGTTAAGGTTAGAGCCTGCGCCACCTACGGCAGTGCCAACAGTAGAGGTCAAAGGAGTAGATGCGTCTAGTGCGTCAATGATAATTTGATCGTCACGACGACCTAAAGCGCCCGCTACAGTTTCAGCCAATTCTTGCTTCTCGTCAAAATTTACTTCGGCGGCATCAAAAATATCAGTATACTCTGGGGCATTCCAGTTAGATAAAGTACAAGTAATAAGCTCATGCTCTACGTTCATTGGCGTTACGATATCAGAAGTAGACTTTTGATTAGCCATGCCCTTACCCATACGTCTAAACTTGTAGGTATCGGCAGTTACGTTGTTACGTTGTGTTACAGTTGGTCGGAGCATACCCATACCTTGATAGGCTTGCTTAACCATGCTGTCGAATTCTGTGACAGCTACAGCAGATAGAAACTTACTCATAATGATTTCCTCGAAAAAGAGTAATAAAATTTTTCAAGGTTTGTGCTGAGTACCCAGTAAAATTGGTCAGCATTCAACCTAAATTTTACTGGGCCTAAAGAAAAGGGTATCCAGTTGTTTGATTATAACTAAATACCCTTGAAGAATCAACCTACCATTTGTTGATAGGGTTTGTCGCCGCCAAATTCCTTCATCATTGCTTGGATTTTGGCTTCATGGTTAGGGTCTACGCTTCGGAGTAACTGCCCGCGCTCGTTCTTTTTAAACATTTCTGCTTCAATGTCAGACCACACCAAGCCGGCAGGGTGTTCGCCACCGTCAATAGGTAGTTTAGCGGGAGCAGTTGCTTTTACTATTTCTTCTATTAACTCAATAGCATCGGCATTGGTTACTTTCTGGCTAACTCTTTCGTATGCTTCTGCGTCAAGATTATTCTTTAAAAATCCCTCAACCGTTTTAATACGTTGCTGGGCGTTATCGCCTAGTTTAGCCATTTCTTGTTCGTGCGACACTTCCTCTACCGCACCTGCTTGGGCTGAAAGTAACTCCCACGCTTCACTAAATGCGCCTTGCGACATATTGTTTTTAGTAGCAAACTCTTGTAACTCAGACAATAAGGCATCATCTGACTCTATGCCTTCTGGTGCGTCGTACCCGTCTTTTGGTGCGCCAGTAAACCCGCCAAACTTTTTCTCTAACTCACTGTAACCTTTGGCTTGCTCTGCCACAGAACCATATTTAGGATTGTACCATTCTGGAACCTCGCCAATTCCTTTGATTCCTTCCGCTAAAAAGTATTCACCCTCTTGTAGTTCTGGTGTTGCCGAATCCAACAGGGTATCGCTTGCCGTTGTTTCTGGTGCGGCCTGATCTTCTAAACTCATAATTTATTCCACGGTAGTTGTATAATTTTTCGAGCCTTGCTTAAAGGCTGGTGTTTGTTCAATATCACACATAATGCTTGCTTGCCGTTTAACAAAGCAAGTGTATTTACGTCTATCCACTCTACATGTTGTCCTTCTTGCGTACAGCGAAACGCGCAAAACTTTTTAATATAAATAAAAGAGTCAAACTTGTATAACTTTCCTAAAGTCTGCAACCACTCAAAGTTAAATCCAATAGCGTCAAGATGCTTTTTGCTTTCTGCCTCTATTTGCACGGGAATATCTTTAACTTCTTTTACTGGCTTTTTTTTTGCTGGCGCTTTTTTTACCGGCGCTTTTTTAGCTTTTGTCATATAATTTTAGCCTGATTAATTTGATTAAGTATAAACTTTACTACACCCGCCTCGCCGTTATGGTAAGCCGCCTCGTAGTTAATGTTGCTAGACCCAAACGATGTATCGTTGTTATAGATAAACCGTTGGTTAAGGTCAGCAAATACTTTTTTACCTTCATCACTGTCAAAGCAACGGCTATACGCTTTAGCAAGTTCAGCCGCTTCTGCTTGACGATTTTTAAGCTGTTTCTTAGCGCCCTCAGTATCGACTGATGCCCCGTCTATTTCTTCCCAACTCATTGAACTGGCTGGCTTGATGTTGGCAAGCCTTGTTGAGCGGCTTCTGCGCCCGCCTGAATTATGTTCTGCTTTTCAGTCTCGCTTCTAATTAGCTCGGCTGGCATTCCTGTTTTTTCTCCCGCCCACGTTCCAAAATTTTCTAGTTTAAATGCAATTTTTGCTTGATCTGGCCCTGCGGTCTGCATCACAAACTCTACCGCTTGACGCACGGACATTAAATCTTCGCCGTCTTGCGCCTTAGCTAAAGGAGATAAAAACTTAATATCTATCTCTTTGCCGTCCAACTCAATGGGGGTGATAAGCCCTCGTCGAGTCAAAATAGCTACCACGCGCTTAATAATAGGTATTAATACTTCTGTTTGCAAGCGTCCAAACGCAGAACCTATACGTTTAGCTAATTCCCGTGACTCAATAGCAACCTCGGTAGCACTTCGCACCGCCCCGTTAGGGTCGCGCAAATCATTAAATAACGCACGTTTAATAGCGGTCTGTAGCTCGACAATCTCAAACTGTGCAAGCTGTAAATTAGAACCAGTATCAAGGCGAGAAATAGACGGATTGCTAGAGTTGTTAGAACCTACAGGAATAACAATGCCAGGACTTATAGCGATATTGTATGGATTAGTCACGCCATCATCGGTGGCGGTAAACATACCCGCTAAATCAATAGCGGCTTTCTGTAGTACAAACTCTTTAGCCTTGTTAAGCGATCTTACATCAGGGTAGGCTTGTAAGGCTGGGCCTCGGCCTCGTATTTCACCAGATACTTTAGAGTAGCGACCCGTAAGCCAAGGGCTAGACGCTCCAAAATCTTCCATCCAGCTTATATGATCTTCGTCTTTACACCATACACATCCGTAATACTTCTTAGACTCAGGCATATACACTACGCCTTCGGATACGTCTACGTCTGCGTCAGGGTCTTGCTTAATCATTTCGGCCATCTGCTTAGATGGTTTAAAGCCTTTCCATTGTCTTTCGAGGTTTCTGGCTTTAACTTTAAATTTGCGCCAGTGTGTTTCTATCCTGCCATGCGGCCCTTCTTCAAAAGCTATGCCTTTTTGTGGAATGGCGCTAAAGATGATAGGGTCGTTGTCGTCTTGGTTTTCGTCAATGCGTAAAGTACCTGTACCCACCAACAAATCAAGAGCGTGTTCGTAAAACTGTGTGGCAAAATTAGACCGATTCAAATAGTCAAAAACAATTACAGCCTGTTTTTCTAGGTTATCTCGTATTTCCTGTTCAGTAACACCGTAGTCGCCGCTCTCAAGTAGTTGTAAAACTTGGTCGGACGGAGCAAAGGTAGCCCACCGAGACCAGATAGGCGCTATGTTTTCCTGTAGCTTGCTTGCTCCCTGCTGTATAGCCTCCAAAGCCGTAGAGTCAAAGATGCGCTCCATCTTTTTCTGACCTACCGTAGTGCTTTCAAACAGGTTGCGATTAGGTAGGAAATACTCATAAACATCATCTAGCGTACTATGCCAGTTAGCTTGACGACTAAATGCCTTAGCTTCACGCTTTTTTAGGTCGTTTAGTGACCCTAGCTCTTTAGGCAGTTCCATATTATTTTCTCTGCATACGTTGATTCATGCCGCCATACGCCCCGCCCTTCATAGAGCCTCCACCAGATAGCATACTGCCACCTGTAGCTGTGCGCCCACCATTCATCGTGCCTGCACCGCCCCTACTCTTAGAAGCTCCTTTGCCTAGCATAGATTTAACGCCTAGCTGGCCTGTGCGTACTGATTTAATTCTGCGTTCTTCTTCTTCAATTTCTTTGTCTAGCTGGATTTGCTGACGGGCTACCAATGCTGTTTCTTCGGCGGTAGGCTTAGGTTGCTTTGGGCGTTTCATGTTGCGACCTCAAATATTTATACAGTTGATAAGGCGTAAGAATAAACGGTTTATTAATACCTAGCACCTGTTTAGCATGACCTACACAAGTATTAAGCATAAACAATCCCCGTTTTGAGTCCTTTTGGGTTACGCCCATAAGTTTATACGGTTTGTCAAGTATATCATTTTTATCGCTTACAGTGAACAAGTCAAACTTGCCCGTAGTTTTCTGGAATACAAGGTAGTTGTAACCAAGGGGTTTAATAATTGCACAGTGTTGTATTTCTTTATGCAGGAACCTAGACCACCAGTGTCCATCGTCTTTGGTAAATGCAACGTATATTTTAGAATACACTAAAGTTAGCCTTAGCCTGTATAGGCTTTGTAAAGTTTTGTGATCGAGATAGCGCCTGTCTGCCCTCGCCCTCACCCTGTAGCCCGTACTCTAATGCCTCAACAAAGTGCGAGTACTCATTCTTATCGGGCTTGTCTGCGTAACGCTCGCCAGATACTTGCACTCTCTTATAACAAAATCCACCTTGCAAGCCTTTTCGTATCATAGATGCTTTTGGTAATACGGTAAATCGTGGTTTCCCGTCCATTGCCATTTCTTTCATTGGCACTTCTAGCGCGGCTCTACGTTTTAAAGGGTCGTTGCTTTGTGTGGGCTGACAGGGAATGCCAGCGGCTCTAAGTATTTGTATAGCGGTGTCATCGCTTGATTGTGTACTGTTACCGCCAGAGGGGTCGCCCCAACCTACATAGTTATAATTAGGGTAATGCGCCTCTAGGTATCTTTTAAGTTCGGGGGCAAACTCCACCGCACCGGAGTCATTAACACCAAACTCGTCAAAGCATACCCAACGCCCAATCGAAGTGCGTTGCATAAGCGCACACGCGGGGGTTCGTCCAAAGTCAAAACCAAGCACAATAGGGTTATCTTTAGATGGCGTAAAATCCAAATGCTGACAGTGTACAGAGTCGGTATACATAGGATGGACAGGTTTACCGTTTGATACGAATCCGTACTCATTTGCTAAGTTTACCTTTATCCAATCGTCTGTCTTGCCGTTTAATCCGCGTTTGTAGTAGTTGTCAGGTAGGTTAATAAGGTTTTCTGCATTATCATTAATCTTCCACGACTCACCATCTTTGTACACTCCACCTGCTTGTCGGTAAAAAGCCCAATCCTCGGGGCGCTCTATTTCTGCTAGTTTAAAATACCAGTGATCTTCATCGGGGGCGTTAGAGTCTCCTAGCATACCGTGATGCGTAGGTCTTGCGCCCTCTTTGTTGG